GGCGCTTCCTGAGTCGACGGGTCGGATCGACCCGCCTCCGGTCAGTCAGCTCCCGAACGGTTGGACGGTAAACGTCCCCGAGTTGCCGCAGTTCAAGCGGACGATTGCCGGAGCGACCGCAGGCCTCAGCCTGACGTCACAGCCGATCATCCAACCGTTAACTAATGGTTGGTCGATCGCTCTGCCGGAACTGCCGCAGCCAAAGCTGTCAAAAGCGGCGCAGGTCGCGACTGGCCTTAGCCTACCACCTCAAACGATCATTCAGCCGCTTGTCAATGGCTGGGAGTTCGTCACTCAATCGACCCCCCTGAGGTGGCCCGTCCGAGATCCTCGGATGCCGTTTGTGGAGGGACTCTCCCTCGCTCCACAACCGATCGTTCAGCCGCTTGTCAATGGTTGGTCGGTCAATACTCCGGAACTTCCGCAGCCGAAGCTGTCGAATGCTGCTCAGACGGCTGCGAGTGGACTCAGTCTGCCGTTGCAGCCGATTCTTCGGCCGCTCGTCAACGGCTGGTCGGTCAATACTCCGGAACTGCCGCAGCCGAAGCTGCGGAACGCCGCTCAGACGGCCGCGAGTGGGCTCAGCCTACCTCCGCAACCGATCATTCAGCCGCTTGTTAATGGTTGGTCGATTGCGCTTCCGGATCTTCCGGCGTTTCGTCGCTACTTTCCAATGCCAGAGTGGACGAGTCGTGTTGACTTCGTCCTGAATATTCCTTTTGTCTTCGCCTGTGCGGTCAACCAACCTGTTGTCGCATACTCGGTAGCCGTTGGTGGTGACGTAGCTGATTATGGGGCGTCTAGCACTAACGCCGCGTATCATCAGATCGTCCGGTTGACGGAGGCGCAGCTTTACGGAGCGACTGGTGGTCGCGATATCGCTGATTACGGGGCGGCCAGCGCCGATGCCGCGGATTATAAGGTGACGACATCGGAATTCGCTTGTACGGGATAACTAGCAGTCTATGAGCTGGTTTAACACCTCCGCGGGATAAGTCGGTGTGTCAAAAGTCGTTTTCCTCACAAATACGGCACTTACTTCCTGGTCTGTCCCTGCCGACTGGTCCAGCGTCAACACCATCGAGGTAATCGGTGGCGGCGGTGGCGGACGCTCTGGTACAGCTGGCGGCGGCGGCGGTGGCTATTCTAAAGTCACCAATCTTACTTTAACTCCCGGTTCTAACGTACAAATCCAGATTGGGCAAGGTGGGGCTGGCGGGGTTGCTGGTGCCGGCGCGAATGCTTCCAATGGTACTGACACCTGGTTTAATGGAACTGGGGCTGGTTCCGGACTTTCAAGCGTTAGCGCGACCGGCGGTATAGGCGGTAACACAGTAGTAGCGGCCGGGGGCGCGCCTGTAAACGGTGCCGGTTTCTCGGGTGGCGGGGGTGGCTTTCAATCAGGTACGGTTTCGATTGGCGGCGGAGGGGGCGGTGGTGCTGGTGGCCCGGGCGGAACGGGTGCGGCCGGTCTTAATCTAGGTGCTGGGCAGACAGCTACCTGCGGACAGGGTGGAGCGGCGAACGGTGGTGGTGCACAAGGTACCGGTGCATCTAGTACAGTCGGTGGTGTAGGCGGCGCCTCGATCACGACCGGCAGCCAGACAGGGCACGCGGGAGGCGCCGGGGGGACATCGGGCACTCCGACAGGTGGCGCCGGGGTTCAGGGTGCCGGACCTGGCGGTAGTTTCGGGAATGGGTCTACCGTAACTACAGCTGGTGTGCAGCCTAGCGTAGGACAGGAGTGGGATAGTACCCACGGAAGCGGAGCCGGAGGCAGCGGCGCGGGGTGTGGTGGAACAACCAGTCCTGGGGGTGCCGGGGGTAATGGCGGACTGTACGGAGGCGGTGGTGGCGGCTCGCAGACGGGGCCGGCAACACGAGGCAAAGGTGGTGATGGGGCGAATGGCGTTATCGTCATCACCTATACGCCTTCTGTTTTATGGGGTTGGGGCCAGCTAGCGGGTGACTTCGTGTTCCAACCAGCGCCCAAAGCGCTTGGTGGCTCACCAACTTGAGTGTGGGAATGATTTGAGTTGAAGTTGATCGGTTTTCGGTGAGAGGGAGCCGCATAGAGGTCTTTTACTGAGCGTTGGAGGTAGTAGGAGAGAGCGTCTTGCTCCTCGATCGATAGGATGGAGCGGATGAGCGTCTTGGTCTGTCACAGCGAGTCTGAGATCTCGCGTCCGTCTCGGACGGTGGTGTGATGGGTCCAACGCAACTCAAGGCATTCCGTCGCTACCAAGTTCCCATTCACGCGGGTGCCTCGACGACCATCGCGGCTATTCAGCAGCCGCTTGGTTTCGAACCGTCGCCTCAGCCGACATTGTTAAAACAGCCTCGCTTCTTGGCTGCAGCGATGGTCGCGACTGGTTTAAGCCTGTCGCCGCAACCGATCGTTCAGCCGCTCGTCAACGGTTGGTCTGTTTCTCCGCCAGATTTTCCGGCCTTCCGACGCTTTCAGGTTCCAGTTCACGCTGGAGCGACATCGCCGATTGCTGCGACCGTCCAACCGCTGTTCGGTTGGACGAACGCCGACATGTTGCTCAAGAGACCGACGTGGGCGCCTGAGGCTCTTGGCCAAATCATTGGGTTTGGGAGCTTTGCGCCGACGTTTCCGTGGGGTTGGGTAGCGGCTCTTCCGGAACTGCCGCAGCCGAAGCTGTCGAACGCCGCTCAGGTCGCGACTGGCCTTACTCTGCCGCCGCAGCCGATCATTCGGCCACTCGTTAACGGCTGGTCGATCGCGCTTCCGGACCTACCGCAGCCAAAGCTGTCGAAAGCGGCTCAGGTCGCGACCGGCCTTACTCTGCCGCCGCAGCCGATCATTCGGCCACTCGTTAACGGCTGGTCGATCGCGCTTCCGGACCTGCCTGTATTCCGTCGCTTCTTCCCGATGCCGGAGTGGACGGGTCGGATTGACCCGCCACCCATTCCGCCAGCGTTTCCGTATGGTTGGACGGTTAACGTCCCCGAGCTGCCGCAGTTCAAGCGGACGGTTTCTGGAGCGACCGCGGGTCTTAGCCTACCTTCGCAGCCGATCATTCGGCCACTCGTCAACGGCTGGTCGATTGCGCTCCCGGACCTGCCTGCGTTCCGTCGCTTCTTCCCGATGCCGGAGTGGACGGGTCGGATCGACTTTCTGCCGGGTTCGGGTTCTGCTGTCGTTTTTGCTTGCGCAGCCACCCAGGCCGTTGTCGCGTATTCGGCGGCTACCAGTAGTGACGCTGCTGATTATGAAGCATTTGGTGGCAACGTCGCTGACTACGGAGCGTCTGGTGGCGATGCGGCCTATAGCGCGGTTGGTCGACTTAACACCGTCGCTTACCACCAGATTGTTCTATTGGTACAGGCGCAGCTCTACGGATCGACCGCTGGTAAGGATGTCGCTGACTATGGGGCGGCCAATACCGACGCCGCATACTACAAGGTAACCATGCTTGAATTCGCTTGCACAGGATAAATAGCCGTGACTCTGACCGGTGACACGTTGAGTCCCACTGCAACCCCCTGAAATGTCGATCGAGAACAGACTGGTCCCGTCGCAGGACGCTGGTGTGGAAAGCGAGTTCATCGGCTTTGATTACGGGTTGATCTTGCAACCTGGCGAATCGATCCAGTCGGCGACCGGTGTCACGTGCGTCGTGAGCGTTGGTATTGATCCCAGTCCATCATCGAGGCTGTCTGGAGGCACGTCGCTGCAGCTGAGTCAGAAGACCGGTGTCGCGAGCGGGATGGTCGTGACTCGGTTCGGTGGAGCGCTGTCTGGCGTGACTTACCAGCTTCAGTGCGTCGTGATGACGACGCTGATGCAGTCGCTGTCGATCATCACCTATATCTCTGGAGTCACGGCGCCTTAAAGCTGGCCGTGGTGCCGTTGCTTTTTAACAATTTGACGTGGTCTAAATGGCGAATCCTTATGTTCCAGCAAATCCGGCGGCGTGGCCGAACAGTCCTGGCGGTGGTGGCACTGACGCGCTCAGCGCATTGGCCAACAACGTTGCGAAGGGACTTGGTAAACCGGCGGCTTTCAACGGCTCGCAGTTCGCTGACTTGTTGTCAGCCCCGATAAAGTTCACGAGCGGGACGGTACCAAGTTCGCCGAATGGCATTGGCACGGTGTCACTATACCTTATCTTGAGTGAGGACGGCAGTAGTTGGACCAATGGCATCGATCCAACCTCCACTAGTGACCAGTCGGCACTGATCGGCTCAATCCCCCTGTTGGTACCATCCGTGGTCGTTACGACTACTGCGACGGCTTACTACTTTCCGTGGTTCTCCGTCATGGAGATCCTTGGCTCGCCGACGATGCCGAGTTACGTGTCGCTGTTGGTCTATAATCAGTCAGGAGCTGCGTTTGCGACGACTAGTGGTAGCAATAACGTTGCTAAGTACAATCTGATCAGTTTCGCGTGAGGCTGAGAAGGTGGCGCGCTTTTCACGCATTCTTTATTGCTCATTGATATGTGTACTTCTGCAGGTTGTGAGTGTGAGTGCGCAGGTTTCACCAGCGCCGTCTTTGAACGATCCCAACCTGTGGTATGGACAGAATTCGTCGCCGCCGTGTGTCGTGGCGAATGGCGCGACGATCTCTGTTAATGCGATTTCTTGTGTGACGAGTCCTGGAGGCGGCGGTATCGATCTGAATACGATCACGTTAGCGCAAAACAGTACCTTCGCGTTCCCTACTGGTCTACCTGTCAAGGGAAACTTTAAGTTTGGGTTCCGGATAAATCATGGGACCGGTCCGTATACAGCTCAGTTCGCTTCTGGGTACCAATTCCCAAGCACCTTTCTGACGAACGGCCAGCCAACGTTGAGCACGTCTGGCACGGACTACGTCTGGTGTGTCAGTGAGGAGGGTTCGCCTCCGACCACGGTCGACTGTACCGCTAGTATGCTGGTGATGACGCCTCATTTCGTGTTGGATGGAATCACGGCCTCAGCATTTGCTTATAGTCTGAGACGTCTCACGCTGGCGTATACTGGTAACGTTGTCAATATTCGTCGGGTCGTTGGATCACCATCGACGACCGATATTGGTTTCAATTCCCAAGGTGATTTCGATGCGACCGCGTTCAATACGTTCTGCACCGGAACGACGTGTTTCCTAACTACTTGGTACGACCAGAGCGGAAACGGGCTCAACTGCGTCCAAGCCACAACGGCAAATCAGCCACAGGTGGTTTTGGCCTCTCTCGGTGGCCGAGCATCGTTGCAGACGACGGGTTTTGCAGGTCAAATGTACTGCGCAACGCCATCGAACTCGTTGCTTGATTTTGCCGGCACTGGTCATTCGGTTTTCTATGTTCTTCAGTACACCGCCGTCACTGATGGGGGCGGAACCGGCGGCGGCCGTGGGGATGCTTTAGAGATAGTTTCTCACTATAACAGCACTACTTTTCAAGGGTGGGCTGCAGATGCCGGTGATACCAGCCGAGCTGGGTCGACTCTGGTGTATACGGATAGTGCCAGTGGTGGACCGGGGACGAGCGACGGCAGCTTTGGACATTTAACGGCCATCAACAATGGCAACCTTCATTTTGCGGGCTGGACCTTCGCTAGTGGTACTGTTAAAATCTATCAAGACGCGAACGTATACACGTCTCCAGGGCCGGGTGGTGTGTCGGGTACGTTTGCAACGCCCGTCGCGTCGGGGCAGGGGATGACGGTGCTGGCTGCGGGAGACGTCCCTGTGGACGCCTTCTTCTCTGGGAATTTCGCGGAAGTCTATGGGTGGAGTAGCGCGCTAACTAGCGGGCAGATAGCAGGTCTGTTTTCCGCAATTTCAGCCTATTACTAGAAGTGTGATTTAAGGTGACGCGTTCTCTATATCTTTCCTGTTGCTTATTGCTCGGTGTTCTTTTGCAGATCGCGAGTGCGTATGCACAGGTGGCACCAGCGCCGTCTTTATACAACCCCAATCTGTGGTACGGTCAGAATTCGTCGCCGCCGTGTGTTTTGACGAACGGTTCGGTTATCGCCGTTAACGCATTGTTTTGTACGAAGAGTCCGGGAGGTGACGGGGTCGATCTGAATACGATTACACTGACGCAAAACAGTACCTTCGCGTTCCCTACTGGTCTACCTGTCAAGGGAAACTTTAAGTTTGGGTTTCGGATAAACCATAGTGGAGCTGGTGGTCCGTACACGGCTCAGTTCGCTCCTGGGTATCAGTTTCCGAATGCCGTTTTGACGAATGGTCAGCCGACGTTAAGTACGTCTGGTACGGACTATGTATGGTGCGTCAGTCAGGAGGGTTCGTCTCCGACCGCGGTCGATTGCACCGCTAGCATGTTGGCGATGACGGGGGTCACGGTGCCGCCAGCATATAGCATCGTCGCTCATAATATTGGTTCAAACTGTGGTAATGCGAGTACTTGTGCCGGAACGTCAGTCACATATACATCAACGACAAACCAGTTAGCTTTTGTTGCTGTTGGTTATTGTGATACAGGTTCAAGTAGTTGTGCGAATGCTGCTGTAGGGGTTACAGTTTCTAGTGTTACTCAAACCGCCGGTACCGCGACTTCAACATGCGCACGAGCAACAGGTGTGGCTGGTGTTACTGATAGCGTTGATCATCTTACTCAAGACATCTTTATCTGTACACCGACTGCGCTAGGTGCGTCAAGTACAGCGACTTATACCGCTACGATGAGTGGCACGGCGCATGGACCGACGGTTGCCACGGTGATCGTTTCAGGGGTCACAACGACCTCTCCGGATGATGGGATTGGGAAGGCTGCGGCAGGGACTATCGCTCCTTCAGTAACGACGACCGCGACAACCACGCAGGGAAGTGAATTCTTATTCTCTACAGCGGTTGCAGGTGGAGGTAGCTCTACTCCACCGACAGTGGGAACTGGATACACACAGATTGATAGTAGTGGGATCTTCCTGACTCAGTGGGCAGTATCTGGGTCTAGTGGGAGTACACAAACAGCTACCGCGGTTGCTACTGGTGATACTGGTTCGACTGTCACTGTTATAGGGGTTAAGCACCCATAAAGATTATGTGGATTCGATTTCTTATTTTACTCGCCGCCGCTGCGTTTATCGCCGCCGCTGCCTACGCTCAGGTCACCGGGTTTGATGGCCGGATGATCATGAGCAGTTCCGGAAGAAATTCCGGAGTGACCGCAGGCAACGGTGCTATATCCAGTATCCAGATCGCTCCGGCTGGAACCGCATACTTCACCAACAATATGAACGAGAGCTGGATCGTCAAGAACAACCTTGCGACCTTCGGGAATGCGCAGTACTTGTGCTACTATAATACAGTGGGGCCGCCGCCGGTTCCGCAGTTTTTGATACGTAACCTCACTACGAATGCGATCACCCAAGCTCCTGCATCGGGGCTTCCGGCTCCATCATTTACAGCTCCTGCCGATGATGAGCACGGCAACTGCTCGATTGCTATTGACACTGCAGGGTTTATGCATATTTCGTATGGTCAGCATGGGACCGCGCCTGGCGGCTTAATCTATTACAGGAGCAACAACCCGGTAACTTCGACGACCGTAGGTGGCCCATTCACCAAACACTCGATGGTGGCAGCCAATGCGAGCACTGTCGAGACGTCAGCGACCTATCCATATTTTACGCAAAACCCGACTACTGGCGCGCTATACTTCACGTTTAGGTATTTTGGCAGCGGTAATGGGAACCAGTATTTTTACAGCTATAACACCGGGACGAGCACTTGGTCGGCTGCGACGGGAACAGCCACGTGCCAGGGGGTTGGATGTCTGATAAACGATATGGCCAACAGCCCGGCTACAAGTCCGTACCTGAACGGTATTCCGAAGTGGGATGCGGCTGGAAAGCTGTGGTTTAACTGGGAGGAAGACAACGGTAGCGGGTTGATGCAAAACCAGTATCTGTTGGCGTGGAATGGGACGACGTTTCAGGATGCCTATGGTAACACCACTGCCACGCCAGTGGTGTCGACTAGTGTATTTGCACCGGTGCTGGCGATCAGCACGACGACTGGCCTTGTTGTGCAGAACGATTTCACGATAAACAATGGAGTCTTCTACATCCCCTATTCGCGCACAGACGGGTCCGGTCACTTTCAAGTATATGTTGCGGAGTCCAGTACTGGTGTATTCGTTGAGCACGTGTTGACTTCTAATACTGTCAATCCGCCTGTCGGGTGTGGTGACTCTACCGGGAATGGGGTCATTCAGTGCACAACGCGGCTAACAGCAGTGGGCAACAGCAATGGTTCGGTCTACGTCACTTACTCGGACATATATAGCACTCCGCCAGGACAGGGGGTGATGGCGGCGAAGTCGAGTAATAGTTTTGCCAACTTCACCACAAGCGTGCTTATCTCGAGATACTTACCGAACTTTGCGCTGAACCCAGATCCAACGCGCACAGGCAGCGTCGCTTCGTTTATGGTGATGGACTCGGCCGACCATCAGTATGGATACTTCGCGTCTTCGACGCCGCCGTATACGTTTACAAACCAGGGATCGATGCGCATCTACGAGTGGATGCTGTCTTATGCTCCGGGGACGCCGGCTAATCTGACGGTCACGGGTGGCGGTGGCGGTATCGCATGCGCAGTGGGGCCAAACTATATGGGAAGCATTCCTGCCCCGGCGGCGAAGGCTGGGTATAACACCTGTATCCTGAATTTCGACATGTCGAACGCCGCGTTTGCCTTGACATCGACTTGGCTGGATTGCGCAATGTCGAGCGGCACGCCGGTATGGTATAACACGGGGTACAATGCCGGGCCGACAGCTTGCGGTGATTATACGGTCGTTTCCGATACAGTAAACAGCGTAGTTCGGAACGTGTTGGATATGGCATACACAGCAGCTGACCACACATCCAGCCCCAATACTTGGATGTCCTCCGTCAACACCGCCCAGACTGCCGGACGATGGTACGCAAACGGGATGTACTATGACATAACCTTTGAGCTGCTGCCGGCCAGCGTAGCCGTGTATGCGGCAGCTCCACATTGCCTACCTAATTCCGGTGGGGTCTACTGCGAGCTGATGGACTTTTTCTCCGTCAACGCAAACAGTCGGTCCGGAGCGGACTTTCAGGAATTTGACACGGTAGAGGTTAATGCCACCACCGATTTTGGTACGTACAGCGGACCAGTTCCACCATACCCTTACACCTATACCAACAATCCATTCACTTACAACACATATGGATCTCTGATCACATCGGATGGGTCAACGTCGATCGTTTTGTGTGGATACTTCAATGGCACTGGCATAGCCTGCTCTAGCGGTTTGCGTTTCAACGGTGCTCACTTTGCCTACAATGAAGGGCAGAACGTCGGGGGCGGTCCTGGAAGTGGCAACACCTTCCCGTGTCCGTGCCCCACGCCTTCCCAGACCCAGCACATGCGCGTCGCTTCGATCCATATCTTCAGTTGCGCTACGGCAGAGATGACCCTCATAACCAAAACCAGCCCCACAACCCAGAACTGCTGGACCGGGCTCGTCACTAGTCCATGACCTGGTTGCGCAGTCCGACGTGGGATAGCGTTTGGATCTTTAGCGGTCTGCCGATCGGCATCACCATGCTGTGGGCGCCGACAAGCCTGATGATTGTCGTTTTCTTCGTAATCAACACCGCGCATGTGATATCGCCTGGTGTGGTGGCGTGGAGCAATCACGGGTTCCGCCTCGTCATGAGGGAACGGTGGATAAAGTTTATCTTGGTGCCCCTCTGCATTCTGATCGCGGCAACCGCGACAGGGGCCACCGTAGGCAAGACCCTCGCGATCAATCCGCTGACTCTTGGTGTGCGCGTTTATGATATAGCCGACTATCAGCGGCCCTTTGTGCTTATGCTGATCCTTTATTTCTTTTGGAACGCCTACCACTTCGGGGCACAGAATTTTGGCATCGTGAGCCTCTACAAACGCGGATTTCGAGGATGGCTGCGGCATGTTGTTAAGTGGTCTTGCGTCGCGTTGACGTTCGCTGGAATGGTCGTACTTCCGCGGACATTGCGAATGCCCGCTGTCAGCCTATTCACGCTCGGTTTCTTTAGTTTTAATCACTCACTGTCGGCTATTGGCATTTCAAGTCACGTATTGGCTAATCACTATAGGCGCTCGCCCTGGTTGATTGCTTGCTTACTAATTGTGGCCGGTGCGCTCGCCTGCTGGCTAATCTTTTGCGCGCCAGGCTTCACGGTGCGCGCGACGATGACGGTTATTGGCTTTCGTCTCGGTCTCGGCTTTGTTCACTTCCTCTACGATCGATGGATTTGGAAGTTCAGCGATCCGCAGGTGCGGGCGACGATCGGCCAAGATCTTTTTCACCGACGTGAAGCTCCGCTTGAAGTGAATTATGGTGTCGCTCGATGACTGCTGACGCATTGATCGAAGAGAAGGCGACTGAACGGCCGCTGGATCAGTCGAAGATCTCTGCGTCGATTCTTCGGCGGACGTTTGACCTCCAGAGATGCGAGTTTCACGTTCCTTGTGTCTGCGGTCACGTATTTAAAGAACACGGTGATCCAACGCAGGATCCAGATTGGTACATCTGCCATAAATGCACGTGTGCTCAATATCACCCGAAAAACGATTTAACAGAAGAAGAGTTAAAAGAAGAACGTAAGCGTGTTGATAGCGCGAGGGCGATCCAAAAGGCGATGTGCGCCGAGGACGTGGTGCATTTTTTCAACACGTACCTTGTGACCTACGACCCGCGCCTCGTGACGCAGGGATTGCCAGCCTACATACCGTTCGACCTCTTCAGGAGGCAGGAGGAGATGCTCCGGTGGCTCGACGCACGCGTCGTCGCTGCCGAGGAGGGCCTTCTAGAAAAGAGCCGTGACATTGGCTGGACGTGGACGGCCGCGGGCTACGCGCTTCAGAAGTGGTTGTTCATTCCAGGTTTTCGGACGACCTTTGGGTCCCGGAAGGTTGATCTGGTGGACAAGCTCGGTGACCCGGACAGTATCCTCGAAAAGGTTCGGCTGATGATCGACACCCTTCCCCCCTGGATGCGTCCTAAGGGGTGGCGCCGGGAGTTGCACGCTCTGCATTGCAAGATTACGAACCCTGAGAACGGAAACCTGATCGGTGGTGAGGGCGGCCAGGAGATGGGTCGCGGGGGGCGCGCCTCGATGTACGTGATAGATGAAGGCGCGTATATAGATCACGCTGACAGCGTTGCTGCAGCGATACTCGCTAACGCTGAATGTAGGATCTGGGCGTCCTCTGTGAATGGCCCTGGTGATCTCTTTGCGAAGAAACGGCATGACGGTACACTCCGTCTCGATCAGATTTTCACATTTCATTTTACGGATGACCCCAGAAAGGACAAGGAGTGGGAGAAACGGAAACGTCGTGAACTCGCGTCTACCCCCTGGATGTTTGCCCAGGAATATGACATCGACTATACGGCCGCAGTGGAGGGCATCTGCATTCCCGCTAAGTGGGTGCAGGCGGCTCTCCGACTGGGTTCCTTGCTGAACCTTGAACGGACCGGGATCGGTGTGGCTGGTCTGGATATTGGTGATGGTTGCGCGCGGTCTGTGTTGCAGCCAAGGTTCGGCCCCCTGCTGACGCCGCCTCACGCGTGGCTCCTGCCGGACACGACGAACACGGCCTTCGAGGCAATTGATGCGTGCAAGGAAGAGGGCCTCACGGTCCTTAACTATGACACTCCAGGCGTCGGGAAGGGCGTCGCCTCGACCCTGAAGCTAAATCCGCGTGATGGTCTGGTGATTAACCCGATCAATACAGGCTCTCCTGCCACTTGGCAGACGTTGTGGGACGATGGCCAAAATTCACGACAGAAGTGTGCGAATTTAAAGGCTGAGCTGTGGTGGTTGGCGCGTGAAAGGTTTCGCTGCGCCGCTGAGCATTACGTTTTTCTGACTGGCGACGAGATTCTTGGCATTGAGCCGAAGGAGCACGACGTCGACGAACTCTTCGTGTTTGAGCCAGCTGAGGGTCACGTCTACCGTCAGCTGATCGTGGAACTTTCAACACCGACGCGGCAGTTCAACACTGCTGGAAAGATCATGATCGAGTCCAAGCAGGATCTGGCGAAGCGCGGTGTGGCGAGCCCTGACTATGCGGATGCTTGCGTGCTGACGCTGGTGCCTGATGGATCGGCTGAGGCTAAGGTGGCGGCCAATCCGATTATCGCAACGCGACAACGTGGCTACGAGGAACTCCAGGGGGGAGCGGTGAGTGGTTACCGGTTTGATGAGACGGATAGGCGTCCGGTGGCTGGTGGCTATAAGCCGGCTGTGCCAACCGCGACTGGACGGTTCAACAACGATTTTGCGCGTGACTGGTGACTTCTGTGATGGAGGCGGCTGTGAATGAGGACCGTGCACGTGAAGTCGTGGAACTCGACGAGACCACTAGTGGGTACCAGTACAGGATGCTTTGCCTTCAGATGGCTAACTCAGCGCAGGAGATCGAGGGTGATATGGACCTTGAGAAGGTGAGGGAACGCTTCAAGTGCTACTGGGAGTGTGTTCTTGGCGTTGACTTCGTGGAGATGACGGACATCATCCGCGAGACGATTCGCGAGGTCAAGGGGACCGCGTAATCTTATTTAAGATGATGTAGTATTTTGTTGTTTTTGTCTGGTAACTCAATTTTTATAGGGGAGTTTTATGAGTGAAACACCTTCATCTCATGATACGTGGCCGGGGGAGGGCGGCGCTTTCCTCTAATGAAGCTGTAGGTTTGCTTCATGACATTGTTAGCACAATCGGCATGAAGATTGCTCCTATATCAGGTAATCCATTAGTTTATGACTGTTCTATCGCTGGAAATGAAGGAGTGACCGTGGCTATGGTCATAGAGACCAGCAACATAACGCTCCGATCTTATTTGAGTGACCTAATGCTTCATACCTGGAGTCATTCTTCGCATAAGTTAACTTTGTATCAATTCGATCTCTTCAGTTGCGCGTACTTTGAGCCAGTGGACGTGTGTCGCTTCTTGAAGGATCGACTCGATCTGGTCTCGTTCGAGCAGATGCTGATTGATAGGACGGTGGGGCTTGAACGTTGTTAGAAGTGGTCAGTTGGCTTCGTGAAGAGGGTTGTCTCGTCCTGCTGGAAGGTCAGTCAGGGTACACCGTTGACGAGGTTTCCTGCGATCGGTCCGGGCTGCTGGCGTTGGCGAACCGGTTACGTCGCGAGCGAGGGCTGGCTGACTTCCCTGCGGGGCTGGCTCGACCGACGCACCGACGACGAATAAAGCACCGGGGGAGTTTGACGTTGTTGATTGGTGGAGGCTTCACAGGTGGAGCTCATATGAGTCTGAGGTGATCCTATGGACCTGATCCTTATTATCATTGTGTTGCTCCTCCTCTTCGGAGGAGGGTTCGGTTTCTCTCGTTGGGGGTATGGCGGTGGCATCGGGATCGGTGGTATCCTGTTAATCATCCTCGTCGTCTACCTACTTGTTGGCCGTGGTGGATGACCTTCCGTGATCCCGGCGCTTTTTCTTGTGTTGGTCGTGTTGGCGCTGGCTCCGGTTCCGGAGCCGCGACGCGCGGCGTTTCTGCTGTTCCTCGCCGGACTACTCCTCGCTTCGATCCTGCGGTGGCCAGCGTACATGGGTGTGTGTAGGTGATTGCAATTGTACGTCTTTAGGTCTATAAAGACCGCTGTCGAAACCGATAGTAAGGCGTATACGATGCTGTCTCTTGAGTTGATGTGTGTGATCTACGTGATAACGCACGTGGCGTCCGGTCGGAAGTATGTGGGGTATACGAGGTACACAGCTCCTCGACGTTACAGAGGGCACGTTAAGGCTGCTAAAGCTGGAGAAGATACGTACATAGCGCGTGCAATTCGTCTATACGGAGCCAGCGCGTTTAAGATTGAAGTTTTAGAGCAGTGTGAAGAAGCACTTCTCAACGAACGTGAGATATTTTGGATACAAAAGTTGGGTACGGTTAAACCTCACGGGTTTAATTTGACGGAAGGCGGCGGTGGTATGCTGCGCCCATCAGAATCGACACGTCAGAAGATGCGAGATGCGCATCTCGGGAAAGTTCGTGGTCCGTTATCCGAGGAGCACAAAGCTGCAGTTAGTAGGGCGCAAAAGGGGCGACCACGTTGGACTGATGAGCAACGTAAGGAGATTGCTGCACGTCAGACCGGGAAATCTTGTCCACATAACATTGAAAATTGTCGACAACTTGGTTTTTCGTGGAAAGGTAAGAAGTTCACTGAAGAACATCGTGTTAAATTACGTGAAGCTTGGATACGGCGACGTATGCGTGGCGGAGTTTCAGAAGAGACTAGACAAAAACTTGGTGACGCGTCTCGTGGCCGTACAATGAGCGTTGAAGCTCGACGAAAAATTAGTGAAGCGCGTAAACGTTATTTTACTGAAAAGTACATAGCTGAAAGATCCTCGAGTTAAACAAGATGCCCCCTGATCCGTCTCCTCCAGTTACGAGCGTTACCAGCGGAGACAACTCTGAAGGGTTTGACTCGAGAGTTTACCAGCCATTCGGGGGAAAATCCCCCTACACGGATGGCACACCCGATGCGAGACCACAGATGCTACCTAGCATGTTGTGGCAAGATATCGGAAGTAGTGGACTCCGACAGTATAGCGGCTGGGTGCGGGAGGAATTCCTCCGAGCGTTGCAAGGTCGCGAGGCTGCTCGCGTTTTCCGAGAAATGCGCGACAACAGCGCGACGATCGGCGCGCTCATGTTCGCGATCCACCAGACGATGCGCAAGATCGACTGGAAGGAGGAGCGGCAATCGGACGATGCGGATCAGGACTTTTATACGGACTTCGCGCACTCGTTGCGCTTCGATATGAGTAACGGCTGGGACGAGTTCGTCGCCGAGGCACTCTCGATGCTCGAGTACGGATTCGCCCCGGTCGAGCTCGTGTACAAGCGCCGTCAGGGCCAGCGCAAACAGATGGTCTACGACGTCCGCGGTAAGCCGATGCTCGCTGGCGCGGATGAGGGCTCGTCCAACCACGACGACGGCCTGATTGGCATACGGCGGATGCCCCTGCGCGGACAGGAGACGATCCTTCGCTGGTATTTTGACCCTAACGGTCAGATCACCGGTATGCAGCAGCAGCCGTGGCAAGGTCCCCTGATCGACATACCGATTGAGAAGCTTTTAATCTTTCGACCATTACACTACAAAAACAACCCTGAAGGGCGCTCGATCTTGCGAAACGCGTACAGAGCGTATTTTTTCTCAAAAAGAATAGAGGAAGAAGAAGCTATTCTATTTGAACGGATGAATGGCTTCCCAGTCCTCAAGGTTCCGCAGGAATTGCTCGAGGCCGCCGCCGGCACTGGCCCCGCTGCCGTTCAGGCATCGCAGACGCTTGAGTACTATAAGAAGCTGATTACGAACGTCCGCATCGACGAGCAGATGGGCGTGATCCTACCATCCAATACCTTCAATGGTCCCAACGGTCCCTCGAACGTACCGATGTATGAGTTCGAGCTGATGCTCCCGAAGGGTGCTGGTGGTCACACGGTAGATGCTGAGAAAGTACTTGGACGCTACAGCCTCGACATATTAAAGACTTCGATGGCGGATTTTATAGATCTAGGTCACCAAGCAAGAGGAACTCAAAATCTTGCGATCTCGAAAGTCGACATGTTCTTCCAGGCGATTAGCGGCTGGCTTACTGCAATGGCAGGAGTACTTAATAAATACATGCTACCTCGCGTGTGGCGCCTGAACGGATGGTCATCTGACACTGTGCCCCAATACGTGCCGGACCTGGCCCAACGTATCGATCTTGAGGCCATATCGAATTTCGTCCTCAGGCTATCTCAAGCCGGCGCGCGGCTCTTCCCCGATGACGATTTGGAGAATTATCTCCGCGACGCCGCTGGCATGCCGAGCCTCGACGACGATGCCGATTATCAACCGCTCCAGACACTCGTCAACCCCGCGTCGCAAGTCATAACCCCCCCTGGATCGACTGGCGGTGCTAAGCCCGTCCAAGGCACTCCGACTGGTGGCGCTGGCTCCGGCGGACCGTTGGCCAAGTCTGACGGTCCGTCAGAACCTCAGTCCCCCGGTGGTCAGGTCGCCGATGCGATCCTCTTCGAGGTTGCGAAGGAGATCAGGCGACAGCGACCAGCGTACAGGGTGCAGGGCGACCGAGCGAAGGTGAAGCGGCGGACGGTCGTGAGGGCTGCGGCCTAACCAGGAGACTGTCGGGTTCGAATCCCCTTCGTGCCGCACCACTCGTGGCGATGAAGCTCGATGACCTTCAACGATACCGAACGTAAAGTTGTGGAGAAGATGGTCCGCGCCATGGAGGACCGTCTGATGGAGATTCACGCCGTGTTCAACGGCCGAGCGTACCACTCACGCGCACTTCTCAACGAGGTCCATCAGATCGAGGAAGAGTTGAGGAGGCTTAGGTTTCTCCTAAAAGAGCCAAAGGCGTCATCTTAGGATATAGCGCGTTCCAAGCCCTCCGCGCGCGACGGTGAGGGCGGTACTCAACGAGCAACAGAATGAGCGACAGACGACCGCTGTGCCCGCGGTGTGAGACTAGGCACTATCTTCATGAGATCTGCAAGACTGAGCACCTTAGGGATAACACACCGGAATCCATCAAAGAGGCTTGGCGAGAGCTTGATCGGGTGCGTGCAAGTTTGGCGAAGACTTTCGGGTTTGATCAATGACCGATCGCCTATCTCCCTGCCCCTTTTGTGGTGGACCTGCTGCACCGCTACACGACCGCTCCGACGAGCTTCCTGAGTACTGGACTTGGGCGGTTGCCTGCCTGGACGAAGAGTGTGCCATCGTTGGCCCCAGCACCGACACGGAGCCGAGGGCCGTAAGTCGCTGGAACGCGCGGGCGTGACAAAGTTCGGAGTCTGGCGAAGGCGCGTGGAGGCGCTGCTGATCGGCCGGATGTCGGACGAGGACTTGAGTGTTGCGCTCGAGTGGTTCGGCTTGAAATATGATTACGACGTGGGTTTGACCGCAGAACGCGCGGCCGAGATGAGGGTCGAACGGTTATGGCGCCCCCCTGGAGACGAAGGTTCGCGTGGTGGCCACGGCGGATGGTGATCGCTGGCGTGAAGAGCGACCTGTGTGTGTGGCTTCGTTTCTATGAGGAACGTTGCTGGGACGGAGGTTTTATGGCGGGGAAGTCCTATGATAGGCGGATTATCAGGTGAGCGACTTCGCTCAGTGCTCCAGCTGCAGGTACTTTGATGCCGCGTCGGGTCATTGTGGACCGTTGGCTACGTCCGTTCAGCCCGACATGTCATGTGGGTTGTACGCGCCGATTCAACCGGTCAGTCCGTCTGTCGCCGGTTTGGTCGACCGTCAGGTGCGCTGTGAGAATTGCGATTTTTTTGATGGCGTTGAGACGTGCAAGCTGTTCGAGGCGCTGAATATTGGTTCGTCGAGGTTCCAACTGAATACCAAGGTCGATCCGCACGGTTGCTGCAATGCGCAGATGGTTGTTGGTGGTGTGATTGGCAACGACGCGTTTCTTTATATGGAGCCGTCGGTTGGTGCGGTCGCGAAGGCTGGCGCGATGAGTTTCGATGAGGCCTTTCGGGGCGGAGAGTGAGACTAGGTGTACGAAATGAAAAGCAGGCGTCGTCGATTCGGCCCTTTGCCAGAGAAGTTGTTTAGAGCGATAGCTGCCAATCAAGGCCAAACATCGCAATTAAAGAAATTCATGGAATTGTGTGCCGACCAAGAACTGATGGCTAGAGGGGGAATAGTATTCGCGAAGGACCTCTCTAAGCTGGAGTTGCGTTTGACCGTTCTAGCGCCTGCTTCAGGGTCTGAATGTGTGACTAGAAAGTGAAATCTGTTGTCTGAGTTCGAGCCGTTTACGACCCGTAATCGCGCGAGGTGCGGCACTTGCCGGAACTTTCGTCACTTGCACAACTGGTGCGAGATCCTCAAGCTTGACGTCAAGGCTCACATGTCTTGTGGACTGTACGTTCCTGGCGAGCCGTCTCAGGATGCGACGCCTCCGGTCAGGGGGGAGGACACGTCGGCCGCTGCGGTAGCGAAGCGACGCGCTGAGGAGGCGCGTGCGAAGGTGGCGGATCAGGCTCGGATACGTGAGCTTTCAGAGGTGCTGGCAGCACCGCCAAGACTTAATAAAAGTACAGCATCAAAAGCTAATGGTGGTGCAACACCAAAGACTAATAATGGTGCATCTATATCTGGCACCTGTAGCGACTGCCGGTTCTTCGATGGTGATGAGACGTGTCGACTCTTCGTGGCACTCAACAAGGCTTCGCGAGGTATCTTCGATCTCAACGTCGTCACCCACAGACGCTGGCGCTGCGAAGCGCAGTCGCCAGTCAAGGTCCAACCCCCTGTCGCCCTGACCAACGTCGTGTTTGGTCACGGTCATCCTGAGGTGTCCGCACTTGACGCGATGTCCGCCGATCAGAACGCGTTTGCGGACCTAGTGGCAGGTGAGATTCTTAAGATTGAGCCTTTGTACGCGGATGTGATTGAGACTGAGGAACCATCGGCTGTGTTGCCGCTAGATGACGAGGCTGATTTTGAAAAATTCGTGGCCGAGGAGGCCCGATAGTAAGTGGCTCTGTTTAACGACATCCTGAGATCGCTGCCGCTGCGGAAGGACGTGTCCGTTGGGGACGTCCATGTCAGCACCGCCATCGGCAACGAGGCCGAGGATGAAGTGCGGCGTGGGAAGAAGAAAAGACCGCGACCGCAGGCTTTTATCGCTCAGACAAACGTCCGACAAGTGGTTCCCGAGGAGCGGGGTGTGGCGACGAACGCCGAGGGTGGTCCTGGGGGTAGCACCGTTAAGAGGTTGAACGACCGCGGCGTGAAGAAGCAGGTACCGTTCCATCCGACGCTAGTTGGTGACGCTACCGAGCGTTTCAGGGCGCCGGTAAACGGTGCCGATGATGGACTCACCGAGGACGACGACACCGAGAGCGACGCCACGACGAAGCGTTACGATTCAGCTAAGGATCTCCCTGACGCGGTTAAGGATCGGATCAAGGGCAAGAAGAAGCGGCGTCAGTGGATGCATGTCTTCAACTCCGAGATCGGAGCGCACGGTGACGAATCGCGTGCCTTCGCGTCAGCCTGGTCCACAGTCAAGAAGGACCGGTCCGACACACTCTCCGGTGAGCCGATGATCGGGGTCGGTGGCCGGCGACTGGAGCCGTTTGACGCTGGCACGTTCTTCGTTCCCATGAAGTATAATCCAGCGGCGTTGTCCTACTTGCGACCGGATCAAGTCCCGAGAGTGCTCGACGCGATCACACACCCGGATCGGCTTTCGATCATGCCGATGCAGATCGACGACCTTGTCGCGACCAAGGGGCGTGTGAGCCGTGATACGATCCAGAAGCATCTCGACAAGATGGCTGAGAGTAAGGGTCGCGTCCAGCATGATGTCAGTGGAGAGCGCCAGGAGGGGGTCGACGATCTTAACCCCCCTGTCGTCTGCTTTTTTAATGGCGAGTTCGTCATGTGCGATGGTCACGATCGGACCGTTGCGATGTGGTTGGACGGGATCGATGAGATACGTGTTGCGTTCGATAATGTCGATGCTTATGACAATCGTAAGCCGGATGATAGTGATACGCATAGGAACACGGCCTATGCCCTGCTTCAGGGGGCGAATGGACGGACGCTGACTAACTATGTCGACGGTACGTTGGCAGTGCCGTTCATGTACAACGAGGCATTCTTCGCTGGTCTCCG